CAGGATTAAGTGCATCGGGACTAAAAACACAAATTAAAAGTTATACTGAAACAGACTCTAATGTTTTAACAGATGCTGTTTTAGAAAATATTATTTTAAATGCACAATATAGAATATTCAGAGACGTGCCTATCGATGCTGATAGAAAGCAACAATTAGGTAATTTAGTTACGGGTCAAGAATCAATTAATGCTCCTGCAGGAGCTGTTTTTATACGAGGCATACAAGTTTATGACTCTACTTCAGCAACAACTGGTGCAAATGTTTGGTTAGAAAAAAAAGATATTACATATCTTCAAGAATATATTTCATCGACTGAATCTGCTAAAAGAGGTCAGCCTAAATATTATGCTATGTTTGGTGGTGCTACTGGAGAATCAGACACTACTTCTGGAAGAATGATGTTTGCCCCTGTGCCTGATACAACCTATAAATTTAGAGTTCATTACAATGCAATGCCAATATTATTAGAAAATAATGACACTAATTATATTAGCCTTAATTTTCCTAACGGTCTACTGTACTGTTGCCTAGCGGAAACATATGCTTTTTTAAAAGGCCCAATAGATATGTTGACACTTTATGAAAATAAGTATAAACAAGAGGTAGAGAAGTTTGCTAGTGAGCAAATTGGTAGAAGAAGACGAGATGATTATACCGATGGTACGATTAGGATTCCTTTACCCTCTCGAACACCGTAATAAGGAGTAAAATATGGCAATAACATCGGCAATTTGTAACAGTTTCAAACAAGAAATTTTACAAGGTCAACACAATTTTACAGCATCGTCTGGTAATACTTTTAATCTAGCTTTATACACAAGTGATGCTACATTAAATAAATCTACGACTGCATACACAACATCTAACGAAGTTTCTGGATCTGGTTACACTGCAAAAGGAAATGCTCTAACAAGTGTAACTCCCACTTTATCTACAGACACTGCAGTTTGTGATTTTTCTGATACAAGTTTTACATCTGCCTCTTTTACAGCAAGAGGATGTTTAATTTTTAATGATTCTCATTCTTCAGATGCAGCAGTTTGTGCAATCGATTTTGGATCAGATAAAACTGTAACTAGCGGAACTTTTACAATTCAATTTCCAACAGCAGACGCTTCAAACGCTATAATTAGAATAGCATAAGGAGGGACTCCTTATGTCAACTACCTGGGGACAAAATTCTTGGGGTGATAACTCTTGGCAATCAAATACAGTAACAAATCAAGTTACAGGTTTAGGAACAACTTCATCTGTTGGATCACCAGAAGCTTTTAACTTAACAGGTTGGGGTGGAACTGGTTGGAGTGTTGGAGAGTGGGGAGCTGTTAATGACAACACTGTTGAGTTAACTGGTCTTGAATTAACATCAACAGTAAACGCAGACGGACTATTATCATTTCAATCAAATGGTTGGGGTAGAAATACTTGGAATGCTGGACCATATGGAGAAAGTTTTAATCCTGTTGTAACCTTAAATAGTTTAAGTTTAACCTCATCTGTTGGTTCTTTAGAAGCTTTCAACTTAACAGGTTGGGGCGGGACTGGTTGGAGTGTTGGAGAATGGGGTGCTGTTAATGATAATACCGCTGAACTAACTGGTTTTGGATTAACCTCCTCTGTTGGTGCGATAGAAGCCTATAATGAAGTAGGTTGGGGCCGTGAAGGTTGGGGTGAAGAGGCTTATGGAAGAGCTAACGATTTTGCAATAATTTTAGATGGTTTATCCGCAACATTCTCAATAGGTTCTTTATCACCTGCAGATGTGATGGGTGTGACTGGACAGTCTGCAACAACAAGTATTGGTTCAGCCACTATGATTGGAGACGTTTCGATAACTCCAACAGGTCTATCAGCAACAGCATCTAGTGGAGCATCAGATCCTGCGGATCAAGTTATGGGTCCAACTGGACAATCAGCAACATCTTCAGTTGGATCTTTATCCCCTGCAGATGTAATGGGAGTTACTGGTTTAAGTTCTACAACATCATTAGGTGATATATCTATAACCACAAATCCTATAGTTATACCTACGGGTCAATCGGGAACATCTTCAATTGGATCATTATCTCCTGCAGATGTAATGGGTGTAACAGGATTATCTTCAACATCTTCACTTGGATCTATATCAAACATAATTGATGTAACACCTATAATAACAGGTCAATCTGCTACCTCTTCTGTGGCTGCATTTGGCACTGCTACAGGGTTTGGAATTCAAGGATATTCAAGCGTTGACACTGGATCAAATTCATCGTATACAGATGTTGCAACTGGATCAAATACAAGTTATAGTGACGTAGCATAGGAGAAAAAAGTATGGCATCAACATTTACGCCTTTAGGGGTAGAACTTCAAGCAACTGGTGAAAATGCCGGTACATGGGGAACAAAAACTAATACAAATTTACAAATTATAGAGCAAATATCTGGTGGTTATATTGCTAAAGATATAGCAGGTGGGGCTCAAACAACCGCTTTAGCAGTATCTGATGGATCAACTGGTGCAGAATTATCCCACAGAATGATAGAATTTACAGGTACAATTTCTGGTAATCAGATTGTAACTATTCCAATTGATGTTCAAACTTTTTATTTTTTAAGAAACTCAACATCTGGTTCTCACACAGTTCAATTTAAATATGCATCTGGTTCAGGAGATTCATTTACTTTTGCAGCAGATAATAAAGGTGATGCCGTGGTGTTTGCTACTGCAAACGATGGAACTAATCCAGATATTGATACTTTACCATCAGGTGATGTAACACTCACTGGATCACAAACTTTAACAAATAAAACTTTAACAGCTCCAAAGATTGCAGATGCGGGTTTTATTGCAGATGCAAATGGGGCAGAACAAATTATATTTCAAACAACAGCCTCAGCAGTTAATGAATTAGAAGTAACTAACGCTGCAACAGGTAATCCACCAATCTTAGGTGCAAGTGGAGAAACCAACGTAGACATTCACATTAAACCAAAAGGCACAGGGGAAACTAGAATAGGTACAGGTGCCGCTGCAGCAACTTTAACAACAAGCGGAACACAAGACCTTATTTTAGATACAAACTCAGGAACCAACTCAGGATCAATTACAATAACAGATGGAGCAGATGGAAATATAAATATTGCACCTAATGGAAATGGTGTGGCTCAAGTTGGTGGTTCTGCAATAAAGGTTGCAGGTAAAGAATCAATATGGGTTCCAGCAGTTGCCATGTATCCTAATACTACAAATGGATGTGCAGATCTTGCTCAAGTTGAATTATCAAATGGTCCTGAAATTAAAACTTTAGATTTTGATAAAGACTCAGATGAGTTTGCTCAGTTTGCAGTTGCTTTTCCTAAATCATGGAACGAGGGCACGATAACTTTTCAAGCTTATTTTACAGCAGATTCAACAAACACGGGAACTGTTTCTTGGGGTTTATCTGGTGTTGCTATTGCAGACAATGACAGTGTTAATACAGCTTTTGGAACACAGGTTGCACCAACAGCTAAAGCTCACAGTGGAACAGCAAACGATTTAGATGTCACAGCAGAAAGTGGTGCAGTAACTATTGCAGGTTCACCAAGCACAGATGAAGAGGTGTTCTTTCAAATATCAAGAGATGTATCAGAAGACAGTTTAACAGCTGATGCAAAACTTTTAGGTATTAAGATATTCTTTACTACTGACGCTGCTAACGACGCATAAAAGGTATAGAATATGAGAGATATTAAAAGCAAACTTACAACAGGTAAGAACACAAGAAATATACAATCTCATAGAGGTAAATCGTTTGGTTATCAAATCTTAGGATTTGGTTCTGGTGGAGGAGGTCCTAAATTTGTAGCTGCCACTGGTGGAACAGTAACAGAATCAGGAAATTTTAAAATTCATACATTTACAGGAGATGGTACTTTTTGTGTATCTTGTGCTGGTAATGCTGCAGGATCAAACACAGTAGATTATTTAGTAGTAGCTGGAGGTGGAGGCGGTGGAAGTAACCGTGGATCTGGGGGTGGAGCAGGAGGATATAGAGAATCTCCTGGAGCAGCTTCAGGTTGTTACAGTGTATCTCCTTTAGGTGCAGCCCCAGCAGTTGCCTTAGCAGTATCAGGCGCTATGCCTATCACCGTAGGAGCAGGTGGAGGTTTATCTAGTGCTGGTGGTAACTCAGTATTTTCAACAATAACCTCAGCAGGAGGGGCAGGTGGAGTAGCCCATGCTGCAGGTACTCCAGGTGGATCTGGAAGTGGCGGTGGTCACACATCAGCTCACGCTGCAGGTAATGGAAACCAACCTCCAGTTAACCCACCACAAGGAAATCCTGGAGGCACAGGAGGCCCTGCAAGCGCTGGCGGAGGCGGAGGCGCAACTGCAGCAGGAACAGCAGCTCCTGGAGGCTCAGGAGGCCCAGGAGGCGCAGGAGCTACATCAAGTATTAATGGAACACCAACAACGAGAGCCGGTGGCGGCGGGGGTGGTGGACACCCTGGTCCTGGAGGCTCAGGAGGATCCGGCGGAGGTGGCGGAGGAAGACCAAGTCCAGCTAGTCCAGGATCTGCAAACACCGGTGGCGGTGGCGGAGGAGGAACTAATCCACTACCACAAAGAAATGGCTTTCCAGGTGGATCTGGAGTTGTAATAATTAGATATAGGTTTCAAGCTTAATTATGGCACATTTTGCAAAAATAAATGAGAGTAACGAAGTTCTTACAGTAGTGGTTGTAAATAATTCGGATACACAAGATGAAAATAATATTGAGGTTGAATCAATAGGCCAACAATATTTAGAAACATGCAGCAACTGGCCTGCTAACTTATGGATTCAATGTTCATTAAATACTTACCATAATGAACACACACTAGGCGGAACAGCTTTTAGAGGTAATTATCCTGGTGCTGGTTTTATTTGGGATTCTACTAATTCAATATTTTGGGAACCACAACCACATGGATCTTGGACTAAAAATATGTCGAGCGCATCGTGGGAAGCTCCAATTCCTTATCCTAGTGTTCAAGAAAATTACGCAATTTATTGGAACGAAACTGCTTACCAAGCAGATAATACAAAAGGTTGGGAAGCATACAAAGCAGACGAAGATCCCTCTGATAAGGTGTTTTTATGGGACGGATCTAATTGGTCTGCCAAATAGTTGACATTGTTATAAAATACAATTAAACTGTATTTTATAAAGTATGAAGAAAGATATTTATAAAGAAGTTTTATCTGATGTTTCTCTGTATTATGGTGCCGTTGATATGCCTAAGGATTGGGAAATAGATAGAAATTTTCTGTCACATGAAATTTTACAATCTAAACTAACTTCAGAGGAATTTAAGTTTTCTAGAACTTTTGATAAATTAAATAAATACGTGCAAGAGCGTATGAATCTTAGATATAATTTAAAACTTTTAAATAAAAATTTTTGGGGAGATGCCTATCATCCTCTTCAAAATTCTGAACCCTTAAAAAATATTGACCCTGTAGATTTAAAAAATTCACCAGATTTTACTATGTTATATGGTGTTAATGTTAATGAATGTAGTGTAAAAATATATTATGATAATAATAGAAGAGCAGGAAGAAGTTGGGAAATACCTTTAATTAATAACAGATTCATAATATTTCCATCTTGTAATTTATACATCATAAAAAATTTTCAAAAAGAAAATTCAAATTATATACTAACTGTAACATATGAACTTGCATAACTATTATTGGTTTTTTAAATCTGCATTAACACCTAGATTTTGTGATGAGGTAATAGCTTATGCTAATTCTAAAAAAGAAGAAATAGCAAGAACAGGTGGTTATGAAAAAAATAAATTAACAAAACGAGAAATATTAGATTTAAAACAAAAAAGAAATTCTGACTTAGTTTGGTTATCAGATACTTGGATTTATAAAGAGCTACATCCTTATGTAGATAGAGCAAATAAAAATGCGGGTTGGAATTTTGATTGGGATAGATCAGAATCTTGTCAATTTACAAAATATAAATTAAATCAATATTACGATTGGCATTGTGACAGTTGGAATAAACCTTATGATAAACCAGATACACCAGATCATGGAAGAATTAGAAAATTATCTATGACCTGTCAATTGACCGATGGTTCAGAATATGAAGGAGGTGAATTAGAATTTGATTTTAGAGATTATGATCCACACATGAGAGATGAATCAAAACATAGGGTACAATGCAAAGAGATATTACCTAAAGGATCTATTATTGTATTTCCTAGTTTTGTTTGGCATAGAGTAAAACCAGTAACATCAGGCACGAGATATAGTCTTGTGGTATGGCATTTAGGAAAACCTTTTAGATGAAAATTTTAATCGTAGGGGGTGGTAGCGCAGGGTGGATGACCGCAGCAACCCTCGAATCTCAATTTCCAAAATGGAAAATATCCTTAATAGAATCTAAAAATATTTCTACTGTGGGTGTGGGTGAAAGTACGATAGGAAAAATAACTAATTGGATGAGACTTCTTAAAATAGATGATAGAGATTTTATTAAACACGTGGATGGTAGTTATAAACTAAGTATTAAGTTTACAGATTTTTATAAAAAAGGAGAGTCTTTTCACTATCCTTTTGGAAATCCACCAATAGAGGATAGACGTGCAGGAATTAATGATTGGTGGTTTAAAAAAATATTATACCCTAAAACACCTTACAGTGATTATGCTGATTGCACCTATCCACTACAAATGGCCTATGTTAATAAAAATAAATTTGATTTTAATGAAGTAGAAAGAGCTTATCATTTTGATGCAACTAAATTTGGTTTATGGCTTAGAGATAGATATTGTAAAAAAATTAAACATATTGTTGAGGATGTAAAAACAATTCAACAAAATGAAAATGGTATAAAGTCTATTAATAAAAAACATAAAGCTGATCTTTATATTGATTGCACTGGATTTAAATCACTATTGTTAGGTGAAACTTTAAAAGAACCTTTTGAGTCTTATTCAGATTTATTGCCAAATGATTCTGCTTGGGCTACAAAAATACAGTACAAAAACAAAGAAAAACAATTAGTCCCTTACACAAATTGTACAGCAATTGAAAATGGTTGGGTGTGGAATATACCACTATGGTCAAGAATAGGCACAGGATACGTATATTCTAGTAAATTTGTAGATGATGAAACAGCTTTAAAACAATTAAAAAAACATCTTGGTAAAGAAAATTTAGAATTTAAAAATATAAAAATGAGAGTTGGAATACACAATAAATTATGGGTTAAAAATGTTGTGGCTATAGGTTTATCAGCAGGGTTTATAGAGCCTTTAGAAAGTAATGGATTATTTTCTGTTCACGAATTTCTCGTAAATTTAGTTACTAATTTACAAAGAGAAAAAATTACTCAATGGGACAGAGATGTTTTTAATTATCAATGTAAGACTATCTTTAAAGGGTTTGCCGAATTTGTGGCTCAACACTATGCTTTATCTCAAAGAACAGATACTAAGTATTGGAAATATTGCACTAATAAAACCTGGTTTAATTATTTAAATACACCTGTAATATCTGATAATGAGTTTATACAACAAGTTTATAAAAAAACTTTTGAACACACTTTTTTACCTTCAGCAGGTTTTCATAGCATAGCTGCAGGTATGCATTGGGGACCAACAGATAAAACCACTTTAATAAATAAAGGATTTCAACATGAAAGTAATTTAAAAAATAATTTTAAAGAATGTGTTGAAAAATTAAATGAAAGAAAAAATATTTGTGAAAAAATAGTTAAATCAAAACCAACACTATATTCAGTGTTAAAAAGCATCCATGAAGTATAAAACAATAAAAAATTTTTTAGATAAAAAACAATTTGACTCACTCGTAGCATACGTGCTTGATAAAGAATTTCCTTGGAGAAGAGTGGATGATTTAAATTGGCAATCCGTAAAAGGTAGGATGTTTTTTACACATTGTTTTTTTAAAGACTCAGAGATACGATCTCCTGGATTTAATGATCATATAAAACCCATATTAGAACAATTAAATAGTATTGCAGTTATTCAAGCCAGAGCCAATCTATTTATAAGTAAATTATTTACTAAAAGTGATTTTCATGTTGATTACGAAATATCTTCAAGCAAAACAGCCATACTTTATTTAAATGATTGCGATGGAGGAACTGAATTAAAAATAGGTAATAAAATAAAATTTATAAGAGCAGAAGCAAATAAGATATTAATATTCGATACAGATGTTCAACACCAAGCACTAAGCTCTAAAATAGCGCCACTTAGATTTATTATAAATTTAAATTATTATGAAGATAAATAAAAGAATAAAAGGTAAAGCAAAAATTGACTACATACTTATTCATGGCGTTATGGATATTGATAATCAATATTTTATTAATAAAATTAATGATGGCATACAACAAAATAATAACGAAAATTTTAAAACAAACGTTCATGGTTATATGACCTCTTGGGATTATTTTTTAAAAGATAATAATTTTTTAAAAACTATATTTCCTTTATTTGATTATTTAGATGAATTAAAATTAAAAGAATATTCTTTAGTTTCTGCATGGGGATTAAAAGAAAGTTTTAGTCATTACACTATGGAACACGACCACAGACCTCACTATTTATCTGGTATAATCTATTTAAAAAATCACAACCAAAAGTTGTTTTTTACTGAAATTAAAAAAGAGTTTAAACCTAAATTAAATTCTTTTATTATTTTTTCTAGTTTTTTAAAACATAAAACAATAAGAAATACATCAAATGTTGATAAATACGCTATTTCGTTTAATATAGATTAATAAAGATATGAATATAAATAATTATTTTGAAACTACAATTTGGTCAGAGCATAAACCAGAATTTTTAAAATCAATTGATAAAGCTTGTAATAAATATATTAAAGAGGCTCGTAAAAAAAATAAAGAGTACATAAAATTATTTGGTGATTTTGGCACTTCTTATCACTCTACACCTTTATTAGAAGATAATCAGTTTAGAGATTTTAAACAATACATCGGACAAAAATCTTGGGAGTATCTTGATAATCAAGGTTATGACATGACACAATATCAAACTTTTTTTAGTGAAATGTGGGTGCAAGAGTTTGCCAAAAAAGGTGGTGGACATCACTCAGCACATATGCATTGGAATCAACATGTATCAGGTTTTTATTTTTTAAAATGTAATGAAAAAACTTCTTATCCAATTTTTCATGATCCGAGAGTGGGAGCGAGAACAACTAAATTAAAAATGAAACCAAAGATTGGAATAATGCCTTGTACAGAATTAGTTCATTTTAATCCTGCACCAGGTGCTTTACTAATATTTCCAGGATATTTACAACATGAGTTTGCTGTAGACCATGGTAAATCTCCGTTTAGATTTATACATTGGAATATTCAAGCTGTTCCAAAATCAATGTCAAAAGATGTTTAAAGAAATTAAAAGTTTTTATTATTTAAAACACATTAAAGAGAGTAAAAATATTAAACATAAACTTTTAAAGTATATTAGTGATTTTCCTGAAGTGTCTTATGAAGAGGTTAGTAAAACAGATTGGGACTCTTGTTCGGACAGTGATAGACCCTACGTAAAATATTTTATAGAAATTTTAAAACCTTATATGCACACCATCGTTAAAAAACTTTACACAAAAAGTTGGGTTATGCATAACATGTGGTTTCAACAATATGAAAAAAGTTCACATCATTCCTGGCATACTCACCCATCAGTGCAGTTTTCTTGTGTGTACTATTTAGAGTTACCAAATGTAAATTTAGCTACAGAATTTAAAGATGTAAAAAATAAGGTTTACAAAATAAATGTTAAAGAAGGTGATTTATTAGTTTTTCCCTCTTCAGTATTACATAGATCACCTAAAAATAAATCTAATAAAAGAAAAACAGTTATCTCATTTAATTCTAGTTTTTTACAATAAATGTCTGATAAAATAATTTTTAGAATAGATAATTTTTTAAATTTAAAAGAATGTAATTATGTGATAAAAGATTTTAGTGATAATTTTAAACATACGAAGATACACAGGAATACTAGAATACTAAGAGTAATGTATAAACCTGTTTGTGATAAATTAAATTCTTTATTTAAATTTTATGATTTTAGTAATCCATACAATATGGAAATAGTATTGTGGGATAAAAAATCTAAAATGGATCTTCATTTAGATAAAGTGGGTAATAAGTTTGCTTTTATTATTTATTTAAATGATGACTATAGCGGAGGAGAAACTATAATTGACAATATAAAAATAAAACCTAAAACAGGTAGAATTGTTTTGTTTAGCAATGGTTTCTACCTGCATAAGGTAAACGAAATAAAAAATAAAAAAAGATATACATTAATAGGATGGTACAAATAATATGAGTTTTAAAAAAAACAAATATGCAGTAATTAAAAAAGCCATATCAAAAGATTTAGCTGAGTTTGTAGCAAATTATTTTAATATGCAAAAACAAGTTTATGATACGTGCATTCAAGATAGATATCTTTCGCCTTTTGAAAATATGATTGGATATTACGAAACCGAATTAGATCAAATACCTCATACTTATTCTTGCTATTCTGATATTGCAATGGAAACATTAATGTTAAAGTGTCAACCAATAATGGAAAAAACAACACAATTAAAATTATACCCAGCTTATACTTATGCAAGGATTTATAAAAATGGAGACAAATTAAAAAGACATAAAGATAGATTTAGTTGTGAGATATCGACCACTATGAATTTAGGTGGTGATCCTTGGCCAATATATTTAGAGCCATCGGGTCAAGCAGGTAAAAAAGGTATTAAAGTAAATTTAGAACCAGGAGATATGTTAGTTTATAGAGGATGTGACCTTGAACATTGGAGAGAAAAATTTAAAGGAAAAGAATGTGTTCAGGTTTTTTTACATTATAATAATGCTAAAACGCCTGGAGCAAAAGAAAATATGTTTGATAAAAGACCTCATCTAGGCCTACCTACTTGGTTTAGCAAAAAATGAAATCTGACTATTGGATAAAAAGAAAATATAATACCAATACTCTAACTTGGGAAGAAGCTTTAAAAAATTTACAATATTCTAGAAAAAATAATTTACAAATAAAAATTAATCCTCCTGGATTTTTTGTGTGCCACGAAGGAGATAAAATAAAAAATCTACAGCCTGTAATGAAAGATTTAAAATGTGTTTCAGCGCATTTATATATTAACGTTTTTTCCCAAGAGGAAAACTCTGGAAAACACAAGGATGAAATGGATGTATGGTTTTGGCAATGTAAAGGCAAAACTAAATGGGTTATTAATAATAAAGAAAATATTTTAAGAGAAGGGGATTTAATTTTTGTTAAAAAACAAGTATATCATGAGGTAATAGCCTTAGAGCCTAGAGTTGGTGTATCAATGAGTGACGTATAAAAAATACTACCAAAAAAATAAAAACCATATATAGTGTGATATTATGCTACAAAAAATAGGGTTTCAGCCAGGTATTAATAAACAGATTACAGCCACAGGCGCAGAAGGCCAATGGATAGACTGCGATAATGTAAGATTTAGATACGGCACTCCTGAAAAAATAGGTGGGTGGAATCAATTAGGTACTATAAATGAAAATGAACTTACAGGAGCAGGGCGTGGTCTTCATCATTTTGTTAATACTCTAGGTAGAAGATACGCTATTATTGGCACTAACAGAATTCTATACGCTTTTTCTGGGGGTGTATTTTACGATATACATCCTATTAAAACCACAACAACTCTTACAAATGCGTTTACCACAACTAATGGATCACCAACGGTTACAATATCATTTTCAACAGGTCATGGTATTAATCCTCAAGATATAATTTTATTAGATAATTTTACTGCAATAACTAATTCTAATTTTAGTGCATCAGATTTTAACGATAAGAAATTTATGGTAACATCTGTGCCGTCCACAACAACGATAACAATTACAATGCCTTCAAATGAAACAGGATCTGGTGCAACTACATCTGGAGGTATTAGAGTACAACACTATTTTCCTGTTGGATCTGCTGTTCAAGAAAAAGGATTTGGTTGGGGTCTTGGATCTTGGGGTGGAGAAGCTTCCAACCCAGTGACAACAACTTTAAATGGAGCATTACTAGATGACGCTAATGGTACAGGTGGATCTGGAACATCAATAGTTTTAGCTGATGCTACACAGTTTCCAAGTTCAGGCACAAATTTTATTCAAGTGGGTAATGAGGAGATATCTTACACTGGCGTTACGGGTGGCACTACATTAACAGGTATTACGAGAGCTGTTAGAAACTCAACTAGATCATCTCATAGTGATGGTGCCTCAGTTAAAAATAGTACAGACTACGTGGCTTGGGGTGAGGCAGCATCTGGTGACTTAGTTTTAGAGCCAGGTATGTGGTCAATAGATAATTTTGGTGATAAGGCAATCTGTCTAATACATGACAGCTCTGTATTTGAATGGGACTCTTCTTTATCAAACGCAACAGAAACAAGGTGCACAATTATATCAGGAGCACCAACTGCGTCTAGACATATGGTCGTATCTACACCGGATCGTCACTTAGTTTTTTATGGAACAGAAACAACAATAGGGGATCCAGCGACACAAGATGATATGTTTATAAGATTTTCTTCACAAGAGGATATAAACACATACACACCTACAGCAACCAATACGGCTGGTACACAGAGATTGGCTGACGGATCTCAGATCAGAGGAGCGATTAGAGGTCGTGATGCAATATATGTTTGGACAGATACTGCATTATTTACTCAAAGATTTATTGGTCCACCTTTTACTTTTGGTTTTTCTCAAGTGGGAACTAACTGTGGATTAGCTGGTCAAAACGCATGTGTAGAAGTTGATGGCGCTGCGTATTGGATGTCAGAGAATGGCTTCTTTAGATATGCAGGTAAATTAGAATCTCTACCTTGTTTAGTAGAAGATTTTGTATTTGATGATATTAATATGGAATCAGGTAATCAAATGATTTCAGCAGGGTTAAATAATCTATTTGGTGAAGTTATGTGGTTTTATCCACAAGCCACATCTACTGTCGTTAATAGAATGGTTGCATATAATTATTTTGATTCTTCACCACAAAGACCTGTGTGGACTGTTGGCACACTTTCAAGAACAATGTGGAGAGACTCCGCTGTATTTACAAAACCACACGCTTTAGAATATGATGCATCAACCGATACGTCACATGATGTTATAGGAAACACTGAAGGTAGAACATCATATTATGAACACGAAACAGGGACAGATCAAAATAGAAATGGAACTATAACTGCAATCGCATCTAACATATCATCTGGAGATTTTGATATAAGTCAAAGAAGAGGTATCACAGGACAATCAACGGGTATGGCTGATCTTAGAGGAGATGGTGAGTTTATAATGAAGATAAGAAGATTTATACCAGACTTTATATCTCAAACAGGAGATACACAAGTTACACTACAGTTAAGAAATTTTCCAAACGACTCACAATCTAGTTCTGCATTAGGACCTTTTACTGTAACATCATCTACACAAAAAGTAGATACACGTGCGAGAGCTAGGGCTATCGCATTAAAAGTAGCAAATACAGGATCTAGTCAAAGTTGGAAATTAGGAACTTTTAGATTAGATATACAACCAGATGGACGTAGATAATGGCTAAGATAGTACAAGTATTAACAAGACCTGCTCAACAATACGACTACACCGTAGCAGAAGCACAAACAAGAGATCTTGATGCAATAATAGAAAAACTTAATTCTACATTTCAAGAGGAATTAAAAGAGGAGGTAGAAGCTTTTAACTTCTTTTTAAATTAATGGCTAATAGATTTTTAAATAAAAAAACAGATTTAACCACGACAGATTTAACAACACTATACACAGTGCCAAGTGCAACAACAACTGTTGTTAAATCATTAATAGTATCAGAGGATGCAGGATCAGGGAGCACTATAACTATAACTTTAGTAAATTCTAGTGGCGCTATATTTAATCTATTTAAAGATAAAGCTATGGCATCTAAAGCAACGACAGAACTTTTAACAAACCCACTCGTAATGGAAGAGAGTGAAATACTAAAAGTACAGGCTGCTGACGCGAATGTGCTGCACGTCATAGCCTCTATATTAGAAATACAGCCAAGAGAGGTAACATCATAATGAAAGAATTAAAACCAAAAGAAATAATAGAGGAAATATCTAATAAAAAAACAGGTGAAAAATACAAGAGCGATGAAGAGTGGAAGGCTAAAGGTGTACCAGAATCTGATATAAGAAGAGACGTTACAATCGTTATGCCCTCCCTTGACTTGTTTGGAAAAACAAAATAGAATGATAGTTCGGGATTTTCACGCCTGCAACAATCATCAAATTTGACAAAATTATGGCAATAACAAGAGGACAGATGCAAAGACAATTAAGAGAAAATGGCGGAATAATGAACGTCACTCCTAGAGAAAATTTTGGTCTAGGTAGTTCAATTAAAAAATTTGTAAGAAAAGTCATACCTAATGAGGTTTCTAAAATAGCAACAGTTGCAGCCCCATTTGTTGCACCTTTTAATCCACAACTTGCGGCAACTATGGCAGGTATAGGTAGCTTTGATCAAACTGGTAGTATCGGTGATTCTTTAAAAAGAGCGGGTATAACTTATGCAGGTGGACAATTGGCTAGAGCAGCAGGTGGTGCAGGATTTCAAGACCCAAGTATGAGTTTACAAGGCTTTACAAATTTAACCTCACCGACTAGTGGAGCAACTATCTTTGGTGGTTTCGGTGGACCTAAGACATCCGTGCAAGGTATTCCGGGTGTAAATTATTCTGATATGAGTCAATTTAATAAATTAGGTCTTGGTGGTTCTAATCCTGCAGGTATAGCAGGCACTAGACCAGATCTTACTTTAGCTACAGGAGATGGAGCTGCTATGGAAGCAGTTTTTAAAAACGTAAGTCCAAAGGCTTCAAATGTTATTACTAAAACTGCAAAAGATGTTGTCACCGAGGCAGCAACAGATTCTTCAAAAGGTGTTTTTCAATTAATAAAAGAAAAAAATTATGGAGAGGCTGCAAAAACAGCAGCAAAAAAAGGTTTTGATGCTATTTTTTTAGATGATAAAGGTAGATTAGATAAAAACCTTCTTTTAGCTGCAGGATCTTTTGGTCTTACATATGCGGATGCTAAAAAAATTGCTGATGATGCTGGAGAGGATATAGGAACTGAAGAGGAGTATGATGAGGCTACAAAAGCAGAGAAGAAAGATGAGTATGCAAGTTATTTAACTAACTTTTTTGAAGGTAGAAAAGATGGCGGAAGAATAGGTTTTGCATTAGGAACAAATGAGTTAAGACAAATGGCTAAAGAAATGTTTGGCAAAGATGATTTAAGACTTTTAACTAGAGATGAGTTAGATCAATTAAGAGAAGAGTTTGATATTAAAAGAGGAAGAGTAGAAGAAGCTCAAGGCGGAAGAATAGGTTACATGTTCGGTGACAGAGTTGAAGACAAAGAAGGTATTATGTCAATGTCAGATGAAAAAGATGAGAATATGAAGATGGCTTATTTTCCAGGCGATGTTTTTTCAAAAGCAGAGATCTCTAGATTGTTTAGCGACAAATCTCTAACAACTAACGAAGATCGTAAACAACTATTTAGAATATTAATGAACCCTGGAATGTTTCCTGAGGCAGAGGACATGTTAAAAAAACTGCTCAGAGGTAAACAAGACGGTGGTCGTATAGGCCACAGCACTGGTAGCCGTCCTTCTCAATTATTTAAACTGTTAGAAGAGGCACAAGCAGCAGGAGACATGGATAAAGTAAAAGAAATTAAGTCTGATTTATTTAAGGAGTTTGGACTAAAGCTAGCCAAAGGTGGACGTATAAATTATAACATGGGTTCTGAAGTACCAGTCAGGAAAAACAAAGCAGGGATCGAGGAACTGGACTATAGACAAACAGGTGGTTTCGTGCCGGTTGGAGTAAAAGAAAAAGCTGACGATGTACCGGCTATGTTATCCAAAAACGAGTTCGTATTAACTGCTGATGCTGTAAGAGGTATAGGTGGTGGAGATGTTGAAAAAGGCGCTGAAAAGTTATATGGTGTCATGAAACAAGCAGAAAAAGTAGGTAGAGCATA